TAAATAAATACCCGTCTGTGTACGGTGATGATGCTGCGTTTTATTTGATTACAGCAAGAGAATATGTTGCTGACCAGGTGAAGCGAAGCATCACGAAAATAGATAAGGTATTGAAAGACGTAGGCGCTCAACTTGTTATGGATGGGTTTGAGTATCTTCAAAAAGCGTACTCTTTGGAATTGGGCGAAGATGGCAGGGAGTTGATACCAATAGATCAGATAAGCGATTCTGATTTACTCGCCCGCGCAGATGAATATTACAAGATGGCCGTCGGCAATAGAAAGCACGGCGACGAGATAGTGGCATATGTGAGCTTGAGGCAACAATATCAAGCGGTGCCATAATGAAGACCCCGACACTGGATGAGGTCGCCGCCTATGTCCAAACAAGGGCCGTACAGATTGACCCTGAAGCCTTCATTGATTTCTACCAAAGCAAGGGCTGGCTAGTAGGGCGGGCAAAAATGAAGGACTGGCAGGCGGCTGTCAGAACCTGGGAAAAGAGGGCGAGACCTGTTGCCACGAGTACCCGGCATAGTTCTCTCCGGGACGACCTAACCGACACGAGCTGGGCTAACTAACAAGGGGATTGTATGAGACCAGACAAGCCGTTACAAGCAGGGCAAAAATTACGCGAGCAGGCAATCACGCGCACTCGCAATCACCTGGCGCTGGAGGCAAAGCCGCGCGGCGATCTGGCGAGGATATTAGGGTCCAGGCTGGGCAGTTATTCCTTGCGCCAGTATGTGACCGACGAGCGGTTAAGGCTTAAACGCCTGGAGAATCTGCTGTGACGCTATCGAAAAATAAAAAACCGAAGGTATCAATGACGGAAAAAAGAGCGAAAAAACAGGAATGCCTGGAACGGATTTTGGCTAGTCACTTTGTGGAATCCGGCGAGTATTTCTCAGTGGCGGATGTGGCGGCATGGCTCGGTGTCGAGCACACCATAGCCCGCTATTACTTAAACGAGCTGGCGGATGGCAGCAAGCTTGCCCAGCGGCAAAGTAGCGGCGGAGAGCTGGTGTTTGCGAAGAAACCATCGCCACTGCTGAAAAAGGCGTGGCGGACGCGCAGTGATAGGGATGTTGGGATATGAGCAACTATCAAAACTTTATCGCCGCAAAAGCGTTTGCGCACATAGACGCTGGATTTGACGCGGGTGAAATGCCATGGCCACTAAAAGACTTCCAGGTTGACGCGGTGAAGTGGGCGTGTCGCCGTGGCCGCGCGGCGCTGTTTGCTGATACTGGCTTAGGCAAGACCCTGATGCAATTAGCATGGGCGCATCTGGTGATGGAACAGACAGATAAACCCGTGCTAGTGGTGACTCCATTGTGTGTAGCGCAGCAGACAGTGCGCGAGGGAGAAAAATTCGGCATAGGTTGTGAGTACATCAGAGAGCCAAAATACTGCAACTACAGAATACACGTAACCAACTACGAAATGCTGAAGCATTTTAACCCGGTGGACTACTCTGGGATTGTGTTAGATGAGTCCAGTATTTTGAAAGGCATGGATGGAAAAATGCGCCGGTACATCACGGAGTTTGCACAGACTATTCCCTATCGACTGTCCTGTACTGCAACACCATCGCCGAATGATTTTATGGAGCTTGGCACCCAGTCGGAATTTCTCGGTATTATGTCGCAAGTGGAAATGCTCGCCATGTTTTTTATCCATGACGGCGAAGATACTGCCAAGTGGCGACTGAAAGGCCACGGCCGCGCACGATTCTGGCAGTGGCTATCCACTTGGGCGTTGGTGATTCGTAACCCTGCCGATCTTGGCTACAGCGGCGAAGGCTATGACCTGCCGGAACTGATTTATCACGACCACATCGTAGAGACTGGCGTCACTGATGGCCTATTCGCAAAGCTGGCTATGGGTTTACAGGAACGGAATCAGGCAAGGCGAGAGTCCGTTGATTTGCGCGTGCAGAAAGCAGCGGACATTGCGAACGCTGTTGATGGTCCGTGCATTGTCTGGTGCCACCTGAATGACGAAAGCGAAAAGCTGGAAAACCTGATTGATGGCGGCGTGCAGGTTTACGGGTCAATGGCTCCTGATGTGAAGGAAAAACTGATAACAGCATTCTCTACAGGTGAAATAGATACCCTTATCACAAAACCAAAGATAGCCGGATTTGGCCTGAACTGGCAGCACTGCAATCACATGGTATTTGTCGGGCTGTCCGATTCGTGGGAGTCGTTTTATCAAGCTGTACGGCGGTGCTGGCGATTTGGCCAGGACAAGCCAGTAACGGTCCATATCGTGACAGCAGATACCGAGGGCGCGGTACTCGAAAACATCCGGCGCAAGCAGGCGCAGAACGAAGAAATGAAAAAGGAAATGGCCGCGATTATGCACGATTTCACCATCGCTGAAATCAAAGGCGCGACTGTAGAAAAAACGGATTACATACCAATCGAGAAAATGAGGCTACCAGCATGGGCATGAATGTTATAGACCAGCACATCACGGACAACTACGCAATCTACAATGCGGATACAGTCGAAGTAGCGCAGTCACTTGCCAGTGATAGCGTGGGGTTTAGTGTGTTTTCTCCGCCATTCGCCAGCCTGTATACCTACTCAAACTCCGAGCGCGACATGGGCAATGTGAAAACTCATGATGAATTCTGGCAGCAGTACCGATTTCTAATCACAGAGCAATTCCGCGTGATGAAGCCCGGTAGAAATATCGCGATTCATTGTATGAACCTGCCAAGCTCAAAACAGAATGACGGCTTTATCGGCATCAAAGATTTTCGCGGCGACATTATCCGAGAGTATCAGGCGCAAGGGTTTATATATCACTCAGAGGTCTGTATCTGGAAAGACCCTGTAGTCGCAATGCAGCGCACAAAGGCCCTTGGCTTACTCCACAAGCAAGTCAAAAAAGACTCATGTATGTCGCGCATGGGCTTGGCGGATTATGTCGTGGTGATGCGTAAGCCGGGGGAAAACATAGAACCAATTAGTGGCGAGTTTCAATACTACGTTGGCGACAATCCTCCCGCCACATTTGACCGATACGAACGCGACGATGGGCGGCTGTACTTTGTGCCAGGACTAAACGGAACCAGCATAGACGTATGGCAGCAATACGCATCTCCGATTTGGGACGATATCAACCAGACCGATACGCTCAACTTCCGCGAAGGCCGCGACAATGACGATGAGCGCCATATCTGCCCATTACAGCTTGACGTAATCGAGCGTTGTATTCAGCTATGGAGCAACCCCGGCGATGTAGTTTGGACTCCATTTATGGGGATAGGGTCAGAGGTGTATATGGCTGTAAAGCTAGGCCGCAAAGGTTTAGGTGTGGAACTGAAGCCAAGCTATTACCAGCTTGCGTTGCGCAATATCGAGCAAGCCAATGAAAACCAATATGAGATGTTTGCCGCGTGAAACGAGAAGAATACATTATTCGAGCTAGGGAGTTTGCCAGCCGTGGTGAAGCTCGCCCTAATGCAGTGCTGACAGCGGATAGGGTGCGGGAAATCAGGAGTAACGAGCAGGGTTTGACGGCGCGCCAGCTTGCCCATTTGTACGGTTGCCACTATCGCACGATTGAAAAGGTGCGGGCTTATGAAACATGGATACACCTATGAGTTACCTAAGCGATGATTTATTGGACTTTCCACTCGAGGGCGCGTTGTGACAGACGACCAGTTTATGGCACTAATGGCAGGGCTTGATTCACTTATCACCAGCCTGGCCGACATCGCGGAAAGCGCGCGAGAGATTGCGGCGGTGGTAGATCGTGCGGCTGATGCAGTGGAGGCTGATTTGTGATTCCTGCTGACGTATACCGAGAATTTGTTTCGCGCGGAACTGAGTGGGCCGATAAGCACGGTGCCGCTGAGTTGTTGGAAGGCAGCTTGAAAAGCCGGAAGGCGCAATTCACGCTTGAAGCAAGGCGGAAAGAGGGCTGCTCTATGGCCGAGGCTGAAGTCATAGCCCTGACCGTGAGCCAGTATAGGGATGCTATGGAGGCTAGTGTACAGGCCCGCACAGAGGCGAATAGGGCAAGGGTGCGCTATGACGCGACTAAGGCATTATTTGAGTGCCAGCGGACAATGGAGGCATCAAGCCG